GCATAAGTAGCAATACCAGCATTAGTTGCATAAGTAGCAATACCTGCTACATCAGAATAAGTTGCTATACCTGCTGATGTGGCATAAGTTGCAGTTGATGCATTACCACTAAAACTCAGTGCCGTTATAATTCCAGTGAAATACCCATCACCAACAACATGAAGTTTTGATGTTGGATTTGTGGTTCCAATGCCAACCCTATCAGTGACAATATCTACAAAAATATTATTGTCACCGACTAAATTTGCAGTTTGTCTTGATTTGTTTGACATTTTTTAGTTCCCCTTCAAAATATTTATTTCTTCCTTCAATTCATTTATCTGTTTTTGCTGCTCTTTAATTGCTTCAATCAATAATCCAACAAGATTGCCATAAGCAACTGATTTGATTCCATCAGAACCTTCCATAACAACTTCAGGAAGTGCTTTTTCTACCTCTTGTGCTATCACACCAACATGTTTCTTTTCTTTATCTTCTTGATCATTTCTTGTAAATGTAACACCACGAATTTTAGATACTTTTTCTAACGCATTGGGAATAACTTCAATGTTTTCTTTGAGTCTTTCATCAGAAGTTGCAGTGACTGTTCCTGAAGCAGTGATGTTTCCATTTACACTTAAGTTTCCTTGGAAACTCATATTTCCATCTGAACTATTATCAAATCTAAATGTAAAATCTGAAGTAGTTGCATCAGTTGAATGGAAGTCAATATATCTTCCAATTTCCATTACACCATTACTTCCAATTTGTGGTATCTTATCACCCCACCAATCACCTGAGACTGGGAATGAATCTACACTACCATCAGCCATTAAAATTTGAGAAGCAGTTCCACCACTTCTGATGAACTGAGTTGCACTAACTTGTCCTGCAGCACCATAAATGACTGCCTTAGAGTTAACTACAGTACCAGCAACAGCAGTATCAAGAAGATTAAGTTCTGCTGCTGTAGAGGTAACTCCATCAAGAATGTTAAGTTCTGCTGTTGTTGCTGTAACTCCATCAAGAATGTTAAGTTCTGCTGCTGTAGAGGTAACTGATACACCACCTATTTGAAGTGTAGTAGCATTAACTTGTCCTGCAGCACCATAAATGACTGCCTTAGAGTTAACTATCGTACCAGCAGCAGATCCATTAACAAGATTAAGTTCTGCTGTTGTTGCTGTAACTCCATCAAGAATGTTAAGTTCTGCTGTTGTTGCTGTAACTCCATCAAGAATGTTAAGTTCTGCTGTTGTTGCTGTAACTCCATCAAGAATGTTAAGTTCTGCTGTTGTTGCTGTAACTCCATCAAGAATGTTAAGTTCTGCTGTTGTTGCTGTAACTCCATCAAGAATGTTAAGTTCTGCTGTTGTTGCTGTAACTCCATCAAGAATGTTAAGTTCTGCTGCTGTAGAGGTAACTGATACACCACCTATTTGAAGTGTGGTGTTTGCATTTACAGTTGCTGATGTTGTTACTCCAGATACAAGAACATCACCAACTACATCCAAATCTACAGTTGGTATAGTATTAATACCAACTTTCGAATATCTGTAAATATCTGTTCCAGTCAAAGTCCAATTGGAACCACTTAAATCTGGTTCATATTTTATAATATCTACAACATCATTTAGAGATGCTCCAACATCTAAAGTAATGTTATTTCCGTCAGATGCTAAAAATTCTGATTCACTTAATCTGACACCATTTAAAAAAACATCAATATATCCAGCCGTATATGTTGTGGAAAATCCTGTTTGACCCTCTGTGCATATAAAAGATGATATTGTTTTTAAACTTGGAGTTCCACTTGTAGAGATTGTTATTGTTGCAATTCCAACAGTAAATGCAATTCCAGTTATTGCATTACCGGTAAAATTTAGAGTATTGGCAAAACCTACAGGAGTTGAACTATTCTGAACATTAATGCCAGATAAATTTACAATACTCGTTGTTACACCACTATCTGTTGATCGTGCCGTATATACTTTTCCATCAAATGTGTTAATAGCTATTTCACCAAGAGGTAAATCGCTAACTGTGGGAACCTTTCCTTCAATAGAAGAACGTTTAAATTTAACTTTGGGATTTGTCATTCAACTCCATATTCGGTATATACCGTTAAATCTCAATAGAAATTGAGACATTTTACTTATTTATTAAAATGTATCACTTTCTTTAACAATTCTTTTTTGTTTTGAATTTTTTAACCTATCAAGTTCTTTACTTAAGGTATCAATAGTTTTTTTCATAGTATTAATTTGAGTTTCAAAAATAATATTTTGATTAAAAAGTTCAAATGCTTTTTGCTGATACATTGTAATAATAGATTTCAAATCTTCTTCAGACATAAAAATAGGGTCATTGCTGACCCTATTTATTCATTAACCTAGAATGTTCCAGCATCAACCGTAATGTTCTCTAAGAATCTTTCATTTCCTGTACAAGAAATAACTTGAGATTGTCCAGCACAATCATTAACCCAAAGTGCTCCAATTTCAATAGGTGAATATTGTGATATGGTAATAACTGGTGTAGAAGTATTTCCTTGAGAAATTGGATTATCAGAATCAGCAGAAAATACAAATCTTTCTACGGAATAATCCCAAATAACACCGGCAGTCTTTGCGATACCAGCATCACCATAATTCATCATAACTCCAAGATCCCAAGTAGTGGTTGTTGGAGTGGCACCAGTTTGAATGCCGAGTGTAATAGTTCTATCGTTAACTGTTAATTCGGTTGTGTTAATTTGAGTTGTTGAACCATTTACATAAAGATTGCCAGATACTGTTAAGTTGCTACTTGTTACAACATTTCCAGTAGAATCATTGATGGTTAAAGATGATGTTCCATCAGAAGCTCTGACTGAACCAGTATTAACTGCAGGAACTGAAAGAACATTTGTTGAAGGATTATAAGAAATATCACTATCAATATTGATTGTTTCCCCTAACGTCGAAGAAGAACCATCTACAAATGTTAGATAATGTGCTGAGTTTGTTGATGATGCTGTGGTGTCAACTGTTGTAGCACGAGTCGCAGTTGAAATAGTACCTGTAATTGAAGGACCAAATGTTGCGGTAGCATTAACCGTTAGAGTATCATTAGAAGCATCTCCAAGAGTTGTATTTCCGGTTACATTAATTCCACCATTGGAATTTATAAGTCCAGTAAAAGTAGAAACTCCAGTTACTGCAAAATTATTATTAAAAGTAACTTGACCAGATACGTCAAGTCCTCCATTGGCATCTACGAGATCACCAAAAGTTGATATACCTGTAACATTTAATGATGAAAAGTTATTTGGTTCAATAGAAAGAACTTCTTCAAGAGTTTGTTTAGTAGTCGCATCAATTGTTTGAATTCCTGCAAGTGTAATACCGGAACCATCATTATAAAGAACTTTTGTAGAATCAACGTAGAGATCGGCAACGGTTACAACTCCAACAAACTCAGCATAACCACCAACATGAAGGTTTTCCTTGACGGTAAGGTTCTTTGCAATACCTGCACCACCATCAATTTGAACTGCACCAGTGTTTTCATTCCCAAGAGTATTATTAGTGCTATTAGAAACTGTGGTAATACCAGAAATGTCTACACCACTATTGATATCAACTAATGTAGTATTAAATGTTGCGATACCTGAAAAAACTGGATTTGCTGAACCACTTGCCCAAGTTAAATTTCCACTACCATCATTAGTAAGAACAGAACTAACTGCACCTTGAGTTCCTGGAAAATAATATGTAACCGCTGCTCCAACAGTTCCAGGCGCGGCAAGAGTGATAAAATCAGAACCATTAGAAGTTCCTTCAACCAGGTTTACTCCACTTCCGGTTGAAGTTTTTTCTTTGGTCCAATAACGAGAACTTCCATAAAATTTATTATTTACTAATGTGCTGTCAATACCAACATAAAAATCATTAGTATCTAAAGTTACTGCAGGTTCACCAGCTCTTAGACCAAATGAGAGTGCTGATGCATTACCTCTTTTAAATTGTAATACTGGTGCAGGCATTTTATACCTCGATCAGAATATCCTTTTTATTATTTAGATATATTAAAAGTTACCAGCATCAAGATTGATACGATCATTAAGATCTTCATCTAATTCATCAATAAAATCTTCAGGTATTCCTGGTGAAACTGGTTCAGTAACTGAAGCAGAAAGAACATCATCTGGATTTACCATTTTGTATTTTTGAGTTGTTGAATCATACATTAAAACATACTTATCCGAAACCCCACTCACATCAACGTCTGCTAAATCTGCAAATTGGTTGGCCACTGTTGTTTCTCCTTGACTTGCTTTAAAATTTGAGGGATTATTTGGATTGACTTTTACAATATAACTATTTGAGTTTGTAAGTATTACATTCATTTTAGGTAATTGCTGGAGTTACTAATGCCATCCCTTCAACAATTCTTGTTTTTTTATTGTTTAATGAGTTTGTAATAACAACATCATAATAGTATCTACCCGGTTCTATGTCAGAGGTTATGGTATTTGCCATAGAAACTACCACACTTCCAGTCGCTGTTGTTATTGATATTGAAAAAGGATATGATTCGGTTGAATCTGGAAATTTTTTAATCTTAGCCATAGCAGAATAACCGGCAAGAGAAGTAACAGAACCATCTGGGTTTGTCACTGTAAAAGTAGATTCAAAATCAGTACCTTGAGGTATTGTTAAGTTAATTGCTGGAACTGCCATAATTGCAGATTTTTTAATTATTTATCTAATGTATTGTGTTGCTTTAGGAGTTTAGATAATTCAGCTGTGGACCCAATAAATAATGCATTTGTAACATTTGTAGGTCCTTTGATTTGATTTGATTGGTCTATATCCTTTAATTTTTTTTGCAAATCCATTAATTTTTCTGTTGCCTCAGCCACATTTTTAATTAATTGTCCGGCAACTTCATATGCTCTTGGCATTTCACTTTCTTGCGCTAATTCAAGAATTCCATTGATTGCTTCTTGACCTTTTTCTATAATTGAATATAAATTCCCTCTTGTATATTCATAATCTTTTTTAATATCATCTACAGAAGAAGAAATTTTTTCAATTTCTTTTTCATTGGGTTCAATATGAGTAGAAACAATTTCTCCAGTTACATTAAACGTATCATTCAAATTATCAAATTTTTTTGTCATTTTCATTAAATTGTAGTAAATCCAAAATCATCACCAAGTTCTATTAAATTATTGTCCGAATCTGTAATAGATTTGATTTCTGATCCAAGAACGTGAGATACTGCAATAGTAGAATCCCGCCCTCTCTTTACAATTAATTTATTACCATCCTTTTTATCAACAAACATTTCTTCATCATCAACATATATGTAACTTCCTGTAGGTATGTTTGAAGAATCTTGAACCGAAAAAATAGTATCATTGCTATCTATATTTTGATCCAAATAAGTCGTGACGTTTCCTGTGTAATTTTTTGTTGCTCTTGGTTCGACAGAATATGTATATTCTCTTGTTGCAAGAGATGATTTCTCTCCAGCAACGTATCCAATAGAAACTTTTCTGATAATATCTTTGGAAATATCGGATCCAGAAACAGGACCAAAAAGATACGTTTTTGCTATAAATCGTATAGTATAAATCAGTGCTCTTCTTGTATCATAATTTCCCTCATAAGTATCATTCATAGTAATTCCTTCAATAACAACAGGGATGTCTCTTTTTTCACCAATTGAAGAAATTAAATCTAATGTAAAAGTATAATTGGGTTGAAAATAAGGTAAAATTTGCTCAATAATTTGAAGCATATCATCATTCAACTTTGTGTAAATATTCAACTCAAATCCCATATTATATGGAACTGGCATATACGTTTTTCTTATTTGCTTTTTATCGCTTGTTAGTCCACTCAAAAAAGTTTGAGTTGTTGTTACCTTTCTTGATGCATCATAATTCAAACTCACAAATTCGAAAGACATTCTTGGCAAAACAATTTGGACAGGTTTATTCAGATCAGGAACTTGCTCTAATCTTGCCAAGAATTTTTGCGTTGGGGCATATGCTAAGGGAACTTTTGTAACACCTGTAATTTCACCTGAATCATTTTTATGTTTAATATCAATATTATTGAATAATGAACCAAATCCAATAATAGTTTTTCTTAAAATTTCGTGATAAAAATATTCAAACATATATGAATCCTCAATTATTTAAAAATATTTGATAATTACAATATCCTATTTATGGCATTCCGAAAGGATTTTTTTCGGAAAAATCAATCAACTCATCTGCTTCTATTTCAATCTTATCATTTTCTTGATATGAATCATTTAAGTTATAAGAACTTTCCTCTCTAAGTTGATATACTGCTCCCGACGTTGATCCAGTTACTAAATCTCCGGCAACAAAAGTTCCGGTAATATTTGATATTTCAAGTTTTCCTGTAGTTACATGCCAAGATTTTACAACTCCTGTTGCACTACTTCCACTTCCAACCACAGTTTCACCTGAAGTGTAGGTTCCAAATCCAACCATATAGGGGTTTGAAATTGTAATTGACGGGGAAATCGTATATCCAAGTCCCGCATTAGTAATTGAGATTTGAGTTACAATACCAATATTATTAATGAAGACTCTAGCAGTTGCTGTTACACCTGCTCCGGTTGGAGAACTAAAAGTAACTGTTGGGGCAGTTGAGTATCCAGAACCTCCATTAGTGATGGTAACAATACCAATTATACCATTTCCAATAGTTGCTGTAGCAGCTGCTCCTGCTCCACCACCCCCAATGAATGCAACAGCTGGTGGTGTAGTATATCCATATCCTGGATTAATAACCTCAACTCCTTGAACTTTTAAGGATTCTTTACTTCCATAACAATCAATTAATCCTCCAATCATAGTAGCAATTCCAGTTGCTCTTAATCCACCAGATTGAGGACTTGAAATTGTTACTTGTGGTGGAAAATCATATCCATTTCCTCGATTTGTTACAGTAACAAATCTTACCCCACCATTTACAATTCCAGTAATTGCAGATGCAGTTACTCCAGAACCAACAAGAGTTAAAGTTGTAATATATCCCTCATCACGAATATCGTCATCAATAAATTCAACATCAGTATCAATAATCTCATCTTGATATCTAAAGAGTTCACATCTTAACTCATAGACGTAAGTTTTTTGCAATTGGTAAAATGGTTTTTCATGCTCAACAAACTTAATTTCGAAAAGTCTGTCTCCAAGAGGAAAATAAATTAGATCTCCTTCCTTTGGTCTTGTAGATAACTTAATGTCTGGAATATTTTTGATTAGTGGTGAGATATATGATTCAAATCTTTCTCTTGAAATTGTAATTGTGAGGTCAGTTAATGGTTGAACACCAAATTTTGATAATATTGTTCCCTGCCCCTCATATCCATCATAGGTGTTGACATAAGCTTCTATTGGAAAAGCATTATCAAATTTTGATTCGATTACTTCCTTTATGATAGTTTTTTCTGTAACATATTTTCTTGGTAGGTAGTAAACTTCAACTCCATACATGCGAAGTTGCTCATTAATCAAATCTTGGACTAATGATTGTTCAGTTTTTGAACCTTGAAGAAAAAATGGATTTAACATATCATCCTATCATATCTAAAGGTGGAAGTTCGTAAGTGTTGGACATTCTTTCCATAATTAAGTCAAGTTCCTTTTGAGCGTCGTCATAAATTTGTCTTCCATTCAATTCAACTCCTCCAGGAAGTTTTACTCCCTGAAACTTAATCAAATTCATTCCCCACTGTCTTTTGATAAGTGCAGTTAAGTAAGGTTTTAAGAATGAGTCATTCCAAACCCTCGTATAGTCATTGGGATCCATTGCTCTGTAGCAATCAATGATTAACCAACTTCCTACCTTCATACTTGACCAATCAACATCCAAATATAATCTATCTTGTCTTTGATTAAATCTTATTTGCTTTTGGGTCGTAAGTAGAAAATCAATATCTTCGAGATAAGTTTTTACCATCGCATAAGTCAAAAGTTCCGTAGAACCCCAATAGTAAATATCATTCAAAAATAACTGATATTTAATGCTAAACATTCCACTTGAAATACTATTTGAACCTTCAAAGTGAAATACTTTTTGAACACCAATTACTGATGAAGGTACGGGGAGATAGTTTGAATTTTCTTCAAAATTGAACTGAGTTGTAAGTCCTACAGTTTGATTTACGGTCGTTGTTACAATTCCTACCGAAGAACTTCCACCTCTTGCTCTTCCACGATTAATATCATCTTGAGTAATTTGATATTTTAAGTATGTTTGTGCTACACCATCAAAATGCCTTTCTTGAAAATATTGAATAGCATCATCTACTAAATCTTCAATTTGCTCATCTGCAACATTAATTTCTAAAACTGGATATCCCAGTTTTCTTTTGCAATAATCTATAAGTTCTTGTCTTGTGGATGGTTGTGCCATTAGATTTTAGATACAACTTCTTGTTGTTTTAAATAAAGTTTGATATATGCTTTTGCAAAATTTTTCACAACTTCAATGTCTTCTATACTATCTATATCTCTTACTATTTTTTCATACTCAAATAGTTTGTTTAAATTATCCAACTTAATACTACTTAGATCCATTTATCAAAGTCCTCAATAAACTTTTAATTTCACTCAACTCATCTTTTATAGAATCCATCTCTTCTTCAATATTTCTAATTTTCCCTCCTTCCATTTCCTTTTGTTTTTTCAATCTCAAATAGTTTTGATATTGTGATGAGCTGTTGTTGATTATTGCGAAAGTATTTGGGTCTCTCATGAGACCCAAATTATCTTTAATTGGTATTAGGTCGTTCGTATCCATATCAAGCAAGGACAATAGCTCTAAGGTCTTTAACTTTTGGAACGTATGATTGGTTAGTTGATGTCATAATTAATTTAATTCTGTAATACTTAAATGATGGAAGTTCATTAGCAGTAAATTCATACTCAGTAAATGTTGAATTGTCAAAAGTTAAAGCAGTATTTTGTGGAACAGGTTGATCTGGAGTTCCATCACTACTTGCAACATCAATAGTTTCCCCAAGATTGTTTAAATTATTAAATCCTGGGAACAATTCAAAGACTGGTTCTTCTTGTTCATTATTATTAATTGCATATAAAGCTCTAATATCACAGTAAGTGTTAATATCAGCTGATACATACAGTTTAATTGAAGTTGCTGGATTAGTAATTCCAATTTGCTTACTTACATAGATGAAAGCATTTGGATCTGTATACAATGAATTAACTGAATTATCAGTTGAATAGTCAACGTTTGCAATAATTTTATTTACTCTGTTTGTTGTTGTAATTATACTTGTTCTTGCCAAATCAACTACAGGAGAAAGTCTTGGATCTAATGTTGATAAAGTAAGAAGAATATTTAATGATTTTTGAGCTGGAAGATCAGTTAAATATGTACTTGAGTTAATGTTGGAAGTTATAATTCTTGGAGTATTGAAGTAATTAAATGCTCCAAGTGTCACAGACTCATATCCTTGATCAACGAAAGGTGTTTCTGTTCCAGAGATGCTCTTTCCACTTACAGTTCGAACTTGTGCAGTAATATCAGTTGAATTTGGAATAAATGTTTCAATTAATGGTGTAAGAACTTCATAAGGCATATTTTGTGTTGCTTTTACTTTGTTTCCACCATCTGTCTTAGTGTCTGCAAAATAAAGAAGTGGGAATGATGTTTGAGAAATGCTTCTATTAACAATTTGTTTTGTTCCTACGGTAGAACCAGATTGATCAATCTTAACTGTGTAATAATCCAATCCAATATCATCATTTGGTGGGAATGGTGGTGGAAGAGTTGTGATATCAGAATCTTGTAAAGTATGAGTTTTATTGATTCTAAGCAATGAAACTCCATTTAATTCATACTTATAAATTTGAGAATTAATAGCATGATCTGTAGCACTTGTTCCATCCACACCTCTTGCTACGATGTTAATTGATCCTCCACCAACTGAAGTATACTTAACTATTTCATTCTCAATTAAAGCATATCCTGGATTTGTTGAAGATACTGATACTCTTTCAAAAGTTGAGAAATTAGATGAATTAGTAATACTCAATGCTCCAGTATAAGTTGCAGTTATTGTAGAATTGGTAACACCAGGTTCAATATCGGATCCAGCATTTGAAATGGTAACATAATTTAAATCGGAATGCATTCCATGGTTCAAGTGAACAACAACAAAATGTTGACCATCTTGTTCAATTTGAACACCACCTAAAGGAATTGTTACATTTCCTCCAGTTGCTGCATTTAATGCAGTAGTAACTCCAGAACTATTTGTATATGAAATACTATTTCCGATTCCAGTTCCCTCCCTAAACTCACCTTGAATATTATCAAGAATAATTTCATTAAAAGCACTTACAATACCAACAGATAATTGAAGATTTCTTCCAAGTTCTTCGTTTCCAATTTGTTGAACTGTAAGAACATCACCAACCTGATATCCAAATCCACCACTTAAAATAGTTGCAGCAATTGCTACTCCATTTTCGATAGAAATATTTGCAGTAGCATTTCTGCCGGTCCCAGTCAATGAAGTTAATGCAACCCCAGTGAAATTGTAATCTCCAGCAGATGGTGTATATCCTACACCGGCATTGACAATAGTGAGATTTCCAGTAGCCAATCCAACTGCGCCAACATACACACCAGTTGCATTTGAACTTGTTTGAAGAACGGTATTTCCAACTTGCAGTCCTGAATCATCAATAGTAGAACCAAGAGAAATTCTTGCTCTTCTTGAAATTAGTGTAAGAGGATCTGAAGTTAAAGTTGGAATTTGAGAATTTGATTCTGTTAATGGTGGGTTGAAGAAATTAATATTTCCTAAAGTTGTGCTAAAGTTTGCTCTATACAGAGTAAATTTAAGATCCTCAAATTGACTTGGAGACCAAGTAGAGGCATTTTGTGATTTAAAGAGAGAACCTAATGTTGGTTGAGTTTCAACTCTCTTTTGTTGAGATGTTGGTCTATTTGCTGTAGTGATGTCAACTTGACCCAATCGTGAAATCCAAACTCTATATGATGTTGAATTACTCAATAAAACTATCGCATATTCTTGCTGTCCTTCAATATAAACAGGTGATTCAAACGTAAATGTAGTTGCAACTGTTCCATCTTCAGACACATTTACTTGATCTGGATTTAATGATACTTCACTAAATGGTAAAATATCTTTAGTTGGTGTTCCAAGATCCATTGTGCGAATTTGACACCTTACTGGGAGCCCTGGATCTTTGTTTTTGAAGAATACATCAACTTTGGTTAAGAAAACTCCAGTTGGATCATCACAAGCAAATGATTGGGCTAATGGGTCAATGTATAGTCCGGTAAATTCTGTTTCTTGCTTTGTATCTGTAAATGATTGTGTTTCAACTCTGGCATTTCTAATTGAAAGAATTGTTTCTTGAATTGTTTGCTTTTTACCCTCAGCAAAGAATTTTTCTTCACCTTCAGTTCTTGCTTCACCAAGATCAGTTGGATTGTTGTTTGCGACACTGGTAAGTTTAAAAGTTCTAATACCAGCTTCAAATTTTGGATTTTCTGGTTTATTAGGATCTGGAATAAAGAATGAACCAATAATTGTGCCAACATCATCCGCCTTAAGAATGATGTTCGTTACGGTTGCAATAGCACCACTAGATTTTCCAACCAATCTATATCCAGTTCTAATCAATCCATAGTAATTAGTCTCAGATTTCAATGATAATGATGAAGTATCAACATTTAAAATTGTGGAGGTTGAAGAATAATTTGTTGGTAAAGTTTGATTATTATATGGATTAATTATAAAAACATCTGTAGGTTCATTGTACTTACCCGATCTATGATTTGCTACAGCAACTCTAAAAGCACCATCAACAATAGATTGTGAATTTGTCAAAGTCTGAATTTCTACTGTCTCTCCAACTTGGAAAGTTCCACTACTCATTTGAATTTGTAAAAGTTTTGGAAAACAGAATTGAGATACTGCTTTTCCATCAAAGAATGCATAAATCCGTGCAAATGGTTTAAAATTATTTGCTCTAAATTCAATATTCCTCGATCTCATAAAAGGAATAACATCGACAGATACTACACTGTCTCCAAGAGATTTAGTATCAAAAACTGGAGTTACTATTGTTTTTGTTCCAGTTCTAACATAATCTTTTGTCAATGTTTCCACATACAATCCTGTTGTAGGAATAACTCCTGTTCTGAATGCATCAGGTGAACCACCTTGCCAATTCGGATCTCCTTGCCCCATTGCTCCAAGACCTCGTGCTTGTCTCCAAGCAAAGAAATTGTTTCTGACGGATTGTGTTGCATTATTTCCACCTCCACTAGGAGTTCTAGCATCAACCCAACTTTTAGAAAATCCAGTAAGTGCCCAGGAACCCCATATTACAGGTCCAATTCCCGTTTGTGGATTTACTCCATTTGTTAATGCTAAACTATTAAGAGTTGAAAGATAATTACCTTCAAGTTGAACAGTTTTTGCTGCCAAACGAACAGTATCAACCCAAATGTCTGAAGATGGATTTAATTGAATCGAACCTTCCCAGAAAGATAAAACATATGGTTGAACATTTTCACTTATTGTAGCATATGGTTGACTCAACCATTCTCGATTTGTATAACTTAAAGTAACGATGTCTCCAGTTTTTGCAATATTTGTTCCAAGAATATCTTTAGTATCTAAATTTTGAATATCTTCATTAGTAGTAGCTCCTGCTCCAATTAATCCTTTTGTTCCTACTACAAGGTCAACAGAGTTTGTATAATGTGATGGTCTAAATTCACCCTTAAGAGGATCAATAGAACCTTTAATGCCAATTTTTGGATCTTGTTTGGTTAAATCAGCAAAATTATCTACAAAAAATCCTGATTTAAATCTATTTAATCCATTCGAATCTGGTACAAATAAATTGGCAGTATCGGTTTCAAGTAAAGATAGAGTGGTATAGTATTCGAGATTTTTAATTCTCGTTTCTAACTTTGCGATATCAGACATCTGATATCTCTTATAATCAAAAGTTGTAATTGATGCTTGTGAAGTTGAATAAAGGTATGGTGATAAAGAAACCGTTGCAATTTCGATAGAATCGTCAACTGCAGATGGTAAAGAAGGTTGTTCGGCAGGAGTTCCTTTTTGAACAATAAATTTTCCATCTTTATTTACAAAAATTCTATCAATTCTTGGTAAATAGAAGTTATAATTTAAGAAAATAGATTCATCAGAAGCAAGAATATTTGCAGAACTATTTCCAGATTGACTAAATGATCTTCCTTCAAATTCAAATGGAGATCTTGCACTTTCTGACACAGTATAAGAAGAAACTCTGGGTCTAATATCAATAATGTCAGTGTTTCTTACGCCATTATGATATGCAACATCATCTTTATAATTAAACAATTGATATGAACTTGCCGTTGTTACATCACCATCATCTTGGGTTTCATAATAAGCATTTTCAAAATAAATTTTTATATTTCTTTGTGGAGATACTGAATTTAATTTTCTAATAATTCTTCCATAATCATAGAAAGTATCTCTTTGACCATTATCATATGTAAATGAATTTGTAATATTTTTACTGGTAGTTTCAATTGTTGAAATAATTGCAGTTGCTCCAGATTCTTTAAAATCTAAAGTTTCACCAATGTTAAAAGAAGAAGCATTATTATTAATAAATGAAATTTTATTAGATGTTAGTTTTTCTGCACAAATTGCAATAGATCCACTTGTTCTACCAACTATTTTTTCTCCAATAATTAAGTCATCAGTCGTCCCACTTGCACTACTAATAGTAATAGTCATTGTTGGAGATGAGGCATTTGAATTGCCTAAAGATTCAAATACTCCATGAACTCTTAAAACATCAGGAACATTTAAACTAATGACATCATCTTGAACTCTTGTTCCGTATGGATAATTTCCAAAAGTAAGTCCATCATCTCTGGTTGTAGTTCCAGTTCCGGAAGAACTTAAAGTAGATTTATTGACTATAATACTGTTAACTCTATTTTTTCTTTTTACTTTTGATTTAACTTTAATTTTTCTTAAAGTTGCAACTAAACTTGCTCCAGTATTGTTTGTACCAAGTCCCCTTATTTGAAGAGTTGTTCCGTCTGCAGAAATTTGAACTTTATCAGTAGATAGAGGTTCTATTAATCCATCAGATCTAATTAAAGAATATCTTTCTTCATCATATGGGAGAAAAGTTTCATTAGTTCCTGCGGTTACTACATTAGTGGAATTTGATGTTATATTTACTGTAAATTGTTTTCTGATTGTTAGAAATGCATCAGTAAGATCTACCGACTCTACGTTTTGATTAGAAAGAGCTGTAAATAACGTATTGTCTGTTGATGGTAATAAATCAGTTTTAAGAATAGTTAAATCTGTTAATGATGTAAGAGTTGATGGAAGTTTTCCATCACAAACTCCAGTTACTGTGGTTACTCCAGCAACTGCGACAGAAGTTGATGTACTGCTATTTGTAAATGATAAAACTCTTGCAATTGTTGGACCATTTGCACTTACAGATGGGTTTGTAAATCTAACCAAATTTCCAACTTTAAATGCTGTGGTAAAGTTTAAATTTGGAATTATAATTGTACTTTGATTGGAAGAATGTTCTGTTATTGATGAAACTCCAACGAATAAAGAATTACTTTGGACTGTATCAGCATTGAATACATATGTAGAATCAATACCATACATTGATTTAACATCAGAAACTTCATAAGAAGTTGTTGCTACTGAAACTCTACTATTTTTTATTCCATCAAAAGTGAACGATTCACCTTCAACAAATTTTCCAGTTACATTATAAAGAACCAGTGATTTTGAATTTGTAACTGAATCTTTAAGGAATCCTGTAGCACCACTTGAATTTCCAACAACATAAGTTGGAACATCAAGAGTTACATTTTCATTTAAAGTTATTTTAGTATAAGTTTGTATATCATATAAAGAAATATCCCACCTGTTTGTATCTAAAACTGTTTGATATGAACCTTCTTCAAGGGCAAAGTCAAAAACTCTTGCTAGTCCAATTTCGTCTCCAGCAGCAGTTGACGAAACAATTCCAATTCTTTGGTCTCTAAGACTTATTGTATAAGTATTTCCAATTCCAATTGTAGGAATTCCTTGAACTCTATTTAAGGCAAAAGAAGGACCTGTGTAATAAACTATAGATTGATTTCCTGAATTAGTTGTTGTTCTTGGTTTTTCAATATCCAAAAACGTTGGGGAATTAATCTCTACATCATAACCACGAATATAAGCTTTTCCTGGAGATACTTTATAAATTGCTAAATTTTCTGATGCAGGATTTCCTTGATATGTCGTCTCTCCTTCAGAAAAAATACCATTGTTTCCGAGACCATTATCTAAAGATTCTACACAAGACGTTTCAAATCTGTTTACATAGTAGTCTCCAGACTCTTCGTAAGTTCTCTTGGCAAATTTATCATTAATTAAATTGTAGAGAGTATCATTAGGAACGTTTCTAACAATGCCACCTTGTATTTGAGCAATTTCTACAAAATTCTCTGCACTTGTATCATCAAGAAGTTTTTTATCTAAAATTGCCGTAATTTTTAATCTATCTGCTCCAGGGGCAGCATAGTTATTAAATCCTTGTGCATTATCAGTTAGTGTATCATCAATATCCGAATTTATAATTTCTTCTACTATAGTAAAACCAATTTTATAGTCTGGGTTGTTACTATATTGGTCTAAAATAATTGTTTGTGTTTCTACATTTACAAAATATCCACGCAAATAATAGACACCATCAGAAACAGTGAAAGAAGATGCTACCGATGTTGCATTATTAGCAATTGTTGTAGCAAGTGCTTCTCCTTCAAAAAAAGCAATGCTTCCTGAAATGATAGTTTCTTGAATCAATAAATTTTCATCATCAACAAAAACTTTAGAATCACTGTCAGTTGTACTTGCAGTAAGATAACTGACATAAATCGTCGCATTATCTCTTTCAGATTCATTGGGAAGTAAAACTTTATCAACAAGAGCTGTAATTCCCGTAATTTCACCTTTTATTTTTTTGCCAACCAATAAAGGCAAATAATCTTCAACGTTTAATCCAGCAAAACTATTATTCAACTCTACAGCTGAATAATATCTATTATAACTGGTGTTTCCTGGAATTACTTTTGCACCCTCTTTAAAGATATGATCACCAAACTTTTCGATCTGATTTTGTAAAATTGATTGAAGAGTAGTTAATTCTCTTGCCTGAATTGGATATCCAGGTTTAAACAAGACCTTATAGTAATTTTTATTTGCTTCAAAATCATCAAAATATGGTGCAACGTTGAGATTAGTTTCCTGTGGCATAATTCTTTAGAATTGCAAAATTACCTTAATATCTTCTTTTTGATTGATTGATCTTGTAATAGAGGGTCTATTATCAACATAAACGATATTTCCAGAATATTTTTTTACCTCTGGATTGGACACACCATTAGTAAAAGTTTGTCCAAGATAATATGTCCTACTATTTATTACAGTAGAAATGCCTGTGTAATTTGTATCAATATTGAGTGTAACAGTTCCACCTACAATTGAAGTCGTTCCCCCAGTACCAACGGAAGAATTAAATCTATTCAGATTAAATCCGTAAGTTGGTGTATTGTTTTGAGTTCCATCAGTGTTAAAACCAACTAAACTTCTATCTTGCCAATATTTTAAGACACCAGTATTTTGATCGTAAGAAACAACTCTTCCAACTGCAGTTGATCCTAATCCAACAGTTTGCGTAATTCTCGAATCTGCTGTAAATACAGCACTACTATATCCAACTCCGGTAAGTTTTAAAGCATAAACTGCACTTACTTTATCTAAAGTCAATATAGAAGTGCTTGAATATGCTTGAGGATTCTCTACAATACCGATTCTTGCAATTTGGTTTCCAGTAATAAAGTCTGGATTTTCTGTATCATTTTCAATTCTCGAATAAACTAAAACATTAAAAGAACCAAGTTCTCTGTAAATATCCGCACCATGTCCACCAGGAGGAGGAATGATAACATCAAAAGTTGGTCTTGTCGTTCCCGTAGGAACTCCACCAGATGCTAAATCAACACTACCATAAGTATATCCAGATCCACCATTTGATATAGTAATTGATTCAACCTTAGAATCATTATTAATAACAATCGTAGCCTCAGCTCCATTTCCATCACCTCTAATAGGAACTCTGGAGTAAGTTCTATTTGCAGTACCTAATCCAACTCCACGATTTGTAATCGTAACAATTTTTAATTGTCCACTTGTTGCAGCATTGTTTCTTACTGGAGTATCTGTTAAATTTGTAAACCAATCCGATATAACGGGAATAAAGTCAATAGTATCAAACTTTATAATATCACTTGGTTTAATAGTGTAAAGATATTTCCAAATATATCCATCACCACTTGTTCCAGCTAGTCTTGGTTCTAAATCTGTAAATGTTGGTTCGTCAAGAGATGGTCTTCCTTCTGGATTTTCTGGATCAGTTCCATTCTGAAGACAAATATAAACCCTATAATCACTATTGACTACAAAATAATTTGCAGAGTATAAATTTGTTGCATCAGATGGTTTTGAAGTGTTAGTTCTTGTAATATCATGACGATACATGTCATAAGTAATACCAGATTCCCAAGTATTTTTCTTTACAACTAATTTGACATCAGATTCTTTTATTTTTTTAAGAGCAATCATTGTGTCCCAATAATCATTTTCTTGGTCAAAAGAATCTTTTGGTGCTGGTGGATTGGAATCCCAACCTGCATTATAATCTGTTGGATTTGGAAGACCAATAAAAGAATAATAAGAATTTGCTGAAGAAGTTGCTACAGATACAAATCTTCTAGCGTTTAAAATTCTTAATTGGTCAGTTATAATTGCGGACATTTTGCCAGTTTTTTTATATATTTATGTATTATAATTGCGAGATCTCAGAGAATTAAATCTCTGAACAACAGGTGAAGTTGTAATTCCAATTAGAGCATTATTATAATAGTTAAACGATTGTGGTTCTTTTCTAATAGGAGTTTCAATTCTTCCCCAACTATATTCACCATAAAAATTACTAAATCCAACACCACTCAATCCATTATAATCTGCAACACTTACTGTTACTTGAGATACATAGGTAATTCCAACTCCTGTAACAGAAGTTTGTGCAATAGAAACTGCAACTGCTTGATAAATGTTGTCAATAAAAGTACTTCCAACTCCAACTGTAGATCCATTTTGATCAATCGAAGTCAATCCATTTCCAATATTTGAGTTTGAAACTACAAAGTAATAACCAGTTTGAATTCCACTTACTCCTGTAGTAGCAATTCCTACAGAATTAATTTGCAAGTCTCTTAAGTATGAATCAAGAGGAATGAATAAATCAAATACAATTCCTGTAGAAGCAACACCAACAGTAGTTGTCTTTACTCCAGTAATTACACCAAAATCACCTCCATAAACTACAGAATCTATAACTTCAATTTTTGTAGATGGTGATTCGATAAGAACCAAAGGTGCAGATGATGAAGTATATCCAGTTCCAGAAGAAACAACAGAAATTGAAGTAACAGTTCCTCCAACAGAAATTGTTGAAGTTGCCGTTGCTCTTTGACTTGTACCTATTCCAACAGAAAGTTCAATAGAAACTTGTGGTGCAGTTTCATAACCAATTCCACCATTAGAGATTACAACTGAAGAAATAGTTCCAGCAGTAGAAACTATAGCAGTGGCAGCAGCAGAAACAAGATTATCTTGAGAAATCAGAGTAATCTTATTTTGTGGTTTTTCATTAGTTCCATCTTGAATATATTCATAATCACTATCAAAGAAAGTTTTGACGCTTTCCACAAATATTTGTGTAGATGCAACACTTACATTTTGAATAATATTTGTAGTTGGTTGAACTTTTGGTTCGTATAATGCTCTATCTTTTGAAACTTCTTGTCCATTAATAATTTTATCTTCAGTTTGTCTACACCAAGTTACTGATCTTAATAAAGTTTCATCTAAGGAAATTCCTTGACCACCATACACATTTGTAATAACTGTATTTGTAGAAGTTACATCATTTACTAATCTTTCAGTTTGCTGCAAGTAGAAATTATCAGAATTGATTGTTAAATCATCACCCACTTTTACAGTTTCTAAAACATCTACGAGTCTGGTATCCAAATCACCATTACCTTGATAAAAAATTATTTTACAAGTATCACCGGGAATTGGGGGTTTAGTAAATGTAATTACACTTCCACCCTCAAAAATATATCCTTGACCCGGAACTTGTAAAATATCATTTAAAAATACTAACAGAGTTGATTGAATATCAATATTTGAACCAATTTTGGATTTAATTGATCTTACTTGACCATTAATAGAAAGTGGAAAAGAAACACTAAAACCATCAAACAAATCATCTATTACATCAAATACTTCAAGATCTCCAATGCTCCAAGCACAAAACTCATCGGTAAATGTTCTATCAACCGTAATCTGAAACTCTTTATACGAAAGTGAAGTATTTGTTTGAATTCCAGTTGTTCCCCCAATAGCAACTGTTAAAATTTCACCCTGTCCATACCCAGATCCAATATTAACTAACTCAAAGTTAATAACACTGGATCCTTGACCAACTACAATGTCAACAGTTGCTCCAGTTCCAAGTCCTGGTCTTGAAGAGGAACTATAAATTAGAGGAACGTTGGAATAAGAAAGTGGATCGTCAAAAATAACAATTGGTGGATTTGAAGATGTATATCCAATACCTGGATTTGTAATTGAAACTCCAACTACATTTCCATTAGAAATAGTTGCTTTTCCTATGATTTCAATATTTGGAATTCCTGTACTTGAAGTTGCAACACCAACGTTAACAATTACTTCACGGTATCCTCCTTCAGTTTGAATTCCAGTTCTGTATCCAGATCCACTATTTCCAATACTAATTGTGGAAATAGTTCCTGCAATAGAAACCGTAGCAGTGCCTCCAGCAGAAACAAGTGGTTGATATCCAAATCCCTCTGTGGAAGCAACAGAAACTATTACTCCTCCAGTTGGTATTGTAGACTCACTATTTCCAGTAAAGGTTACAGTAGTAACACCAGATACTTCTTCAAGAGAATAGTCTCCAACAATACTAAAAGCACCTGATGGTCTTGATGGACCTTGGAAAATATTATTGACTAAAAGAATTACGTTTCCAGTAGAAACTCCAGTAACATTATTAGTATTTGATTTCAATACAAACGAAGTATTGATTCCATTAAATCCGGAAGATATATCATCAAAAATGTAATTATTTGTATATGGTCCCTGCTCACTATCTGGTATTCCAGATTTTAAGAATACTCTTCCACCAAATGTTGAATGTGTTTCCAGTCCAACGTAATCTCTTTCTGAAGGAATTGCGGATGTTGTGCTAATTGGGGAGGGACCTCTTGGAGCATCAACGAAATTGATTGTATTATTAACAATGTTGTAATCCCCACTTATTTTGGTAACTAAAGATCCTACAGCATGAGTTTCGATAGGAGATCCCATCCAAGCTCTATTAACCAGAATAATATTTGTTGCACCATATCCAACAATATCAATTAACATGATCTCATTACCTATTTTAAATAGATCTCCACTAAAGAATGATGTAATTCCAGAAAATACTATTTCAGTATCAATTAATCTGATATTTTGAGAAACAGTTGTTGTTACTGCTGTTGATACTATTGGTGTTTGGATATTATTATCAATACTGATTAATACTTTTGAATTTGGATTTTTTGATGTCAAAGTATGTGAAGTTCCAATTCCAACATGTGTAATGTTAAGTGTGACTGGATCAGTTTTAAGCGCATCTTGTAAAGATCCTGCAAACTTAACATACAAGTCATCTTCTTTAATAATATAGACTGTTGATGGAAGTTTATCTGTTACACCAAAACCTGTGACGGAGGTTGTGGCAATACCAATAGATTGGGTTGTTCCTGCACCAGCAAAAGAATATGATACCTCCTCACCAGTTACAAAATAATGTCCGGGAATTTTAACAGTATCATTATTAACGTCAACAATTGTTGAATCATTTCCAACGAATGGTCTTTGGAAAATTGGTAATTGCTTATGATATAATTGAAACTCTCTAACAACATCAATTTGAGCACCAAAATATTCACCAAATCCACTATCAATTGATGCATTATCTAAATCTATAGTATTATTTGAAATAATATCTTGATCAACTAATCCAAGAGAGTTTTGGAAAACTCTAACTTGAACATCAATATTTTCAATTGGTGTAAAATATAAATTCGTGTTTTGTCCAGATACACCTGCAGTAATTATTCCAAGAGAATCTACACTTTCTATAGATGCAAATTCTGTAATATATGCATTGGTATCATCATCTACAACTAAAACTTCCGAAACTTGATAGGTATTATTAGTAGTATCATGAACGTTTACGATGAAATATCCACTCTCATAATCACCTGGATATTCTGCAATAAGTTGTGAAGTTGGAGTAGGTGAAGATGAAATTGATGCGTATGATGATGTTATTCTGGAATTGTTCAATATTGAAGTTGAAATCCCTGTAGCAGTATCTGCAATAGAAATTTGAACAGTATTTACTCTGTATGAAGTTGCAGTTGCAACATTTGGAGTTATATCAACAATAATATTGGAACCAGAGATATAAGCATTATAAGTTCCAATTCCTGTAGATGACTCTGGATTTAGCAAATCTGTAGTCATTGATCCATAATCAATGAAACTTACATTTGTTCCATCATAAAGAACTGTAATTTCATTAAATTCATAATAAATGTTATTAGCAGAGGAAATTTGAAGTACGATCTTAGAAGAACTATAAGTTGATGCAATAGAAACTATTGGTGTGGCAGTAGATACTCCAATAGGAATAGTTGCCGTATTTGATTGAATTAAGGCAATATCACCTACAGATAATGTTCCAATTCCGGAGAAAGTGTCCTCCAAACTATATGATAAAGTGCTAATATCAAAGTTATTAATTTGATTTTTTGTTGGATAGAATAGTAAATTAGCCTCTGTTCCAATGATAAGGAAATCAAAATATCCCATATCATAGAAAGTATTTGTTCCACCATATTGATTGATGAAACCAAATGTTCCATCTTGAACTAAAGATACTAAGTTTATTTGTCTTTGTGTTATGAAACGTTTGTCTTGAACAAAGATAATATATTTTTTCGAGGTTTTTCCTAGACTAAAAGTATCTACTATTGAAAAATTATCTGGTCTTGGATCACTACTAAATTGACCACTAATATCATCAATAACGAGAACTCTGTTTCCAACTGATTCGATGTAATCTTGAAGAATTTTTGAATTGAATATTATTTCATTTGATTTTATAGTACTATCAATGTTTATAGTTCCTTCACTAACAAGATCAAAATCAAAGACGCAGTTTGTATCAATTACAGAAGATAAATCTGCTATTGGATCGACTGTTCCGGAATTTTGACTTGTTGCTATTCCAACATTAGTTAAGTCTATTGATTCTATTACAAGATCTGAAAACTTTTTAAATCCTGAAGTATGATTTAAACTACTTACAGTTTCGTCCCAATCTTCAATAGGGACTTGAGATTTCAATGAATATGAGAAGTATTGGTAATAATTGTTATCATGTATTCTTTGCAGATCATTATTTAAAAATCCAGTTTCTCTTTCCCACCCATTAATGACAGTAGAAAATGCATCAATATTATAAACTGAATCGAAAGTTAAAACTTCGGAAATTATTCCTTGTGAATTTGACGTTTCACCTCGAATCAAAGAATTGACCTTATATTCACCAAAAGAAGAGACTTTGAGGTAGTTTGTCTCAGACTGCCAAGAAACTACTTTACCAAGTGTACTGCCACTATGAACTGGTTCTCCAATTAAGAAATCATTTTTCTTAAGTGTAACATTAAAGATTGGAAAATATTTTTTGGGAGTTATTTTTCCTGCAGATAGTGTTGGATTAAAGTTTCCGGGGACTTCCCCATTTTCTAAATAATTGCTTAAATTATAAGTTACTGTAGCACCAATTCCACCAATGTTTGAGGTAACATTAGTAATTGTAAATAAAGAGTAATCATAGTTTTCAGAGTTATAACCTAATGCAGTTGTTCCGACACCAACACTTACATTTTCAATTAATACCTCATCACCAACATTGAATGGGAAGGAAGACGCATCACTAAAACTTGCACCAAGAGTTACAATTACGTTACTATTTCCGGGGTCAAATACAATAGAACCAATATCAATTCCATTTGAATTATTAATTGGAACTATTGATGGTGTTGAGTCACTTATTCCATAAGTATTTTTAAAAATTGTTACTTGATAATTTCCTAAAGTGTATTTAAGGTCAATATCAAATATTCTCTTATTGGTAATAGAGTCTATTACAACAAGATCTGGGGCAATTGAGTAATTTTTTCCAACAGATGAAACTCCAATAGACTCAAAGGAAGATAATGCTTCAATTTTTAGAATAGTTGGCAGTTGAACTGATGGTTTTAAAGTTAAATCTGAAGAATAGTCGAATCCAATATCCTGTATGTTAACCTTTTTGACGGATCCTACAGACTTGCTGAATGGTTCTAAAAGTGCTCCAGAACCAGAAACAGTATCAACACCATTAATTAAAGGAAGTCTGTTAAATCCATATCCTTTAGAATTGAGTGTAATACTTTTGATTTCACCTGTAGTATTAGTTGATGTTGTTGAATACTCTAACGTTGAAAGATCGTTGAAATATTCAAAACGTTCAGGAATATCTGAAAGAATGTATTTGAACGATGTTGAAGAAGATGAAACTATTGAATATGTTCCATTGTAAAGACTCGATCTAATAATCAGTTGATTGTTGTTTTTTTGTTCAACATCAACGATTATACTTGTTTTAATATCTACATTATTTTGAGGATCTATTGGATCTAACTTATAGAATAAAGTCTGAGGAACGTTATCATTCAAGAATAAAGCTACTGAAGCATTGGAATCAATTCCCGGAACTCCAGTTCTTATAACCTCAAATGAAGAAGATGTTTGTGATGAATCAAAAATGTCAATAAATTCGGATTGTTTATAAAAATTTAATATAAACGCAGGATATTGTATGGAACCTTTAGTAAATGACAATGAAGAATCTGATACATCAAAAATCACAGATTCATTTCTAATAAGACTCAATGGAGGATTGATTTCTGATATTGTTCCTGAGTTTGATGAAGTAAAGTTTACAACATCTGGTATTTTCTTTGTTGAGGCATAATAGGTTTCTGCAAGTTTGAATTTATTATCATCCACATATACTACAAAATAAATTCCTTCATTTTGCAATCCACCAATTACTGATGAAGCAGTATAGATTATTTTTTGTCCATTAAAATATCCATGATTATTGATTGTTATAGTATTATCTGAAAGATTTACATCTGAAGAAATAAAGGATTTTGGATTAATGACCATTCTTCTATTATAGTCATCATACTTAACCACAACTGTAGTAGAAAGACCAGATTTTACATTAATTGAAACTTTATCGTCAACAATCAAATTACTTGTAGATGCTGTAGAAACTGTAACAACATTTTTACTAATTTGTCCCGTAACAATATTTGGATATACTGTAGTAAAACTGTGATATGTTCCTGTCCCAATTCCAGTAAAATATAATAATTCACCAGAGACTGAAGTTCCAATACCAACAAAAACTCCAGTTGTTCCAAGACCGACTCTAACAGTAGAAATGCCAATTAAGTCTTCTGAAATTTTTGCAGTATAAACGATAGAGTTATCTTCCAGTGTAAAAGAACTTACACCATTGGTTGAAATTGATATAGGAGTAAGTCCATTAGATGAATAAACTAGTTCTAAACCAGTTTGCAATTTATGATTTGGTAAATATATGCTTCTGGTTGGAATATTAATGTGACTAATTCCAACTCCAGGATTTGAGAATGATAGAGTTGATCCAATACCAACACCTGCAGTTGTTCCAATTCCAAGAGATTCTGCTGGAGTAAAATATATTTCTTTATTATAATTGTAATTATATGAGGTAGAAGAAATACCAAAGTTGCATACAAATTTTCTTGTTTTTTCAGTAATAGCAACTCCAACAGATTGTGTCGAAATTCCGGAGGTTCCATTTTGATTTCTAAGAACCCAAATTCTAGAAGAAGAATTGTCTACTTTGAGAATTTTAACTTGTTCATCTCCAATTAAGTAAACATCATTTTCTCTAATATTTGGGAAATTTAATGAACCGTTTACGTTAAAGTAAGTTGTTAAACCAGTTGTTACAGTTGGTTCAACTGCCGTTGATAACGACAAAACATTTTCTGATGTTGAAATATTATCTAATTTTTTAAACTCATATAAAGTTGTTATAGTTACTAAGTCATTATTTGAAAATTCATGAGGAGAAGTTGCAAATCCAATGTGATTCCCTGCTCCATCAATTGGATAAAATTCAATGTTTGATACCGTTGAGGAAGCAACACTTATATTATTAACTACTTTTCCTTTAATTGATGATACTTTTGCTGATACTGCTCTACCTTCAGTATTTTCCAAATCAAATAAAACTTTTTCACCTACTTTATATCCACTTCCTCCAAAAATAACATTAATACCTTCAATTTTTCCTGGTTCGGTAAATTGAACAAAAGATTCTTGATTTAAAATTTTATTTGGTTGTAACAAATATTGATAATAACTTCTTTCTTTAGTTAAGTTATATGGTGTTGTATTTCTAATCCAACCAGTTTGATTTAAGTCAAACTCATCTTGGTTTGATGATTTTTTAAAGTTAAATTCAATCGGTTTGGATTTAAATTTATCTCCAATTACATAGGGGAAAATTGGTTTTTTATAATTTTCAAATGGTCCATCAGATTCTATAAGATTTGGATCAACTGTACAAAAATATGCGTAGGTTCCATTTGGATACTCTGGAGTTAAGCAAAATCTTCCGTTACTCTGATCAAGATCTCCTTGCCCAGCATAAGTATAATCCTCAACAAAAAATCCTTCAGGATATAATGATATGCTTGGTCTATTGGATTTAATATTAAGAACATATCCAGATGAAAGAGGTTTTATAGTTCCACCAAAAGGATTGGAATATCCATACGGACCATAAATTGGATTTCCATCATATGCCCATCCTATAATTGGAGAGTGAGAATTTGAATTTAATTCTCTACCATTTTGCAATTGAAGATCTGGAACGTATCTTCTAATTCCATTTTGAATAACTGTCGATAAAACAGAAGACCTAAGTTTTCTTGGAGAATAGCAATGAGTATATTCAAGTCCGAAATTATCATTCAACCCACTATTAATTACGCCATCATCAGAAACAATATTTGATGTTGATATTAGTCTATCAACGAGGTTAATGTTCCAAGATTTAATTGAAGATTCGAACTTTGCTCCCTGACCAGCAGATCTAACTTCTATGAAGGTACTTGATGAATAACCAGATCCACCAAATATTACTTTAACTTCAACTAATTGACCATTTGATATAATTGGAGTTAAAACTGCACCAACACCACTTCCAGTAACAATTAGATCTGGTGGAGAGTTATATCCAGAACCAAAATTGTTCACAACAATTTCTACAATTTTACCATTTGATATAATTGGAGTTACTTGAGCTAACGAACCGGAATTAAGAGTAAAATCTGGTTGTCTGTTGTAGTTTATGATATTTTCTGATCCATAATCTGTTCCTCCAGCAGAAACGTGTACAGACTCAATGATTCCTCTAAAAATTGGTTGAACTATTGCATTAAAATCTTGTCCTGCAAGAGTTGATATTCCAATTTTCCCTGCAACCGAAACTAAAATTTCTGGACAATTAAATGTGTGAACTCCAGAACCAGTTGAAGTTAAATTGACATATTGTTTAGTATTTAAATAAAAATTATTAAGGTCGGTTCCTACTCCAATTTGCGATAATGAAAATTCATCTTCACTAACTTTAGTTACATAATATTCTAAACCATCGGTTAATCCACCTACAGAAGTTAAACCTGAAGAATATTTAATTAGTTCTCCAGTTTCATATCCATGATTTTTGATATTGATTGTATCCTTTGCAGTATTAATTCCAACAGGACTGCAAGTGATCTTTTTGTTTTCATAATTTTGACCACTATTTGAAATAACAATTGAAGATATTTTCTTCTTAAGAGAAGTAGATCTTAGAGTATGATTACCAATTCCATAATCATTTAATGAAATTGTATTAATTCCTGCAATTGAATCTGAAATATTTTCATGCAACTTAACTGTAAAGGCATCAATTACAGAAACATAATACACCGATCCAGTAGTTATTCCGGAAATAGCTTGAGATCCATTAGTATCATAAATTACTTCTTCATAATCTCTGAACTTATGATATGTTGAAAATCCAATTGTGTTGCTTACTATATCTACGGCACCAGCACCAGAATTTGAATTAAAAGATACTATATGTTGAGAGTCTATTAAGTTTGCTCTTGCTATAGCACCAGACCCATTTCCTCCAGTAATAGTTACTGTTGGAATTTCTAAGTAATCAAATCCAGGATCAATAATTTCTATTCTCTTCAGATTACCTACAACTGAACAATGACCCCCTGCACCAAAACCAACATCATCTGTTACGGTAAGAACTGGAGGATTAATTACATCATATCCTTTTCCGGGAGAAATTGAAATAATATTTTGTATTTCTCCGTAATATACGAAATCGTTTGTTTTATAGTTTGAGAGTTCTACTCCATTTATAAAAATACCCGTTAATCCTGGAGATGTTGTAACCTCTTCGTAATTATCCTGAGGATCAGATATTTTTCTAATTAACTTTTGTGGTTCTAATAATTGAGTAGTTAAATCTGAAAAAGTAAACTGAGAAAATTCTATCTTGGCATTTGTTGCGGAAGTATTAAATCCAACATAATTTTGAGTAAATATGTTAGCTCTACTTTTTGCTAACTTTATAGTAGTATCATTTACTTTTTCTACAAAATATAATTCACTATTGCCATTATAAGAATATACAACTTCATCTCCAGTATAAAATCCATGTTTACCAATCTGTAATTCAGTTCCTGTAAACTCACCAGAAAAAACTACTGATCTATCATTAATTCTAAGAGGTTGATTTAAATACGTTGGCAATGAAGAAGAAGTTACATACACAGACCCATCTGAGTCTTCATAAGTATTTTGAACATTAGAAGAATAAATGTTTAAATTTGAGTAATTTGATGAATTTACTTTAGAAACATTTTTTTCGACAGTGTATGATAATGACTGAGTTAACTGTCCTTGACCTCTAAGAGTTATTGAATTTTTACTTTCAATAGAAACTGTAAATGAATTTTTAATTGAACCATTAGATGCTACAATAGTTACAATATCACCTATTACAAAATTATGTTCATCGTAGGTATTGAATCTATATGTAAAGTCTGAGTTATCAATTAAATCAATAGACCTTACATCATAAACTACAGGAACGTTAAAAAACCAATTATTTGCTCTATAATCAGTAAAATTATTTCCTAAAGTTTTGATTTGAATCGAATCATTTTTTTGATAATAATACTCATCATCTAAAATTTTAAAATCTGATAAAACTCCAGTAACTCTAACTTTTACTTTTTCTGAAGTACTTACGCCAACATATCCATAAGCATGAACATCTAATCTAAGATTTTGATTTTTAGTGACCTCTTGAGTAATTCCAGAACATTCAAAAAATTGAGTTAAAGTTTTTGATCCGTAGTTAATAGTTAAAGATGTTCCATTATCAAGTTCTGCAATCAATGACCCAGAATTTGGAAATCCTACTGTAGAGTCTACATCCAATACTGTTGCACCAATAGAAACAAGTCTTGTAGTTTTTGTGGTTGGATGAATGCTAAATTTTCCTAAAACTGTTCCTCTAACGGTTAAATCTTTATTATAGTCAAAATCAAGTCCAATAGTATAATAATCTTTACTACCTCTTGTAAATTTTTCTACAAGAGCAATTGTTCCTTGAGCTTGTGGAAATGAGTAAACCTCATCCTGATATAATGTTGTATTTACTAAGTCTAAAGGATTTCCTTCTAATGCTTCTACAACCAGATTTTGAGTAATTCTATACTGAGCATCTGATGGTTGTATTAAATAATCTCTTGGTTTTATTATTTCAACTGGTTTTCCATACAAAGCGTTGAAAAGAACTTTAAAAGAAGAGTCAGTTCCTTTGGATGTATAAAAATCTTTAAGTTGTTTGATCAGCAATCTATCATTAATTCCATCGTAAAAAGACCTACCCTCAAATCCTGGAGCAATTTGCTTTTTAACTTTTGTATAGAACTCTTGAAACAGTAGAATACTCAGGTTTACTACTGAAGATCCAGATTCGTGATCAGATGATTCTGATTGAACAAATACTAATTCGTCAGTTTTTGTTGCTTGAGTATATGTTGTAACTCCACTAAACCCTCTTACACATCCAGTAAAGCTAGTTGAAGTAATCCCTGTGTAAGTAATAATTTCAGAATCAATTTGAATTAAACCATATTCTGGTGGAAATCCTGCAGTAGAATCTACAGAAATTGTTGCATCAAAAAATGAAACGTCAGAAGAAAGAGTTGTAAATTTTACAGTGTTAATAATATTATCAATTTTTATATATTGATCAATATTATTAAGAATATCTACCGAAGCACTTTGATATTCTGTAGATTTATAATATTGATTTAAAAAGTTTTCTGCAAGAGGAAAACTTGCTTGCACAAATTCAGGAAGTTGATTTTGTACGATTGAACTAATTTTAACTCTTTTTTCGGTCATTTGTTATAGTCTTACAAGATTTCCGTTGCTATAGCTTGATGTAGATGTATAGGTTGATCCTGATACGTCAGCACCAGATGATATGGTATCTGATATCATATTTACCGTGCTGTTATTAATATCTAGACTCAAATAAAGATCCTGCAATCCAACAACATCATTTGATTTTGGAGTTGCAGAAACTTGAATAATTGGATTCCCTAAAGATAATTTTGATGTTGAAATAATGTTTACAGCACTCAATTTAATATCACCAGTTTCATAATTAATCGTACCTGCACTTGTTCTTACAATGTTAAATTGGGTTTCTGACTGTAAAGTGAAGAAAATTATTTTTCCTGTCTTTAAGTCGGTATTTGGTATGTCAGAAATGTAAACTGTATTTGTCACACCAGCAATTGAAAATCCGGAGGACTTAATATTAAATCCATTATTATTTTCTATATGAATTTGGTTTCCGAACTTAATTGAATATTCAACAAATTTATTAATTTCTGGAGAAACATCTCTTCTAATTGTAATTGTGGTAATATTTGATGTTATTGCATCACTTGCATCATCAATTAACTTTAAAAATTTACTATACTTAAACTTAGCACCATATTTATTCATGTCAGGAGAACTTGCAAAAATGCTAGTATTATTTAAGATTCTAGATCTAAGTGCATCTGAAGAAGAGGACAAGTTACTATTATAGTAAACACTCGAATTGAATTCGATATAAAGATATTTGAGATCGAGAATTTCTGTAACAATACCAGCAACACTATAAGTTCTCAATGACCTTTTAATATTATCTTTAACAAAGTTTGGTATAAACGATCCATTGTATGGTTTAATTGTAATAAAAACTTTACCATATTTTGGTGGATTTAATTCCTCACCTCCAAATACAGATACGGATTCGGCCTCAGGATAAATTTGAGGGATAATTGCCTGATAATCTGCAGAAGTAACTGCTCTGTTTTGAGTAGAATAAACTTTAGGAGCATAGTTTTTGATTGAATTCACAGATTCAATTTCCTTTCCACCCTGAGAAGAAATATTTGTAGTAATTAACGAAATATCTGATGTAACTACGTTTCCATTATTATCAACCAATCTTCCATTAAATGTAAATGATGATGCTCCATTGGCCGCAGGACCATTTGTTACAACATAATTAGCAGTGATATAATTTAAATTTTCTAATTTTTGTCCAAAATATTCATCACCGAAAATTAATTCATATCTTTGATCATCAATTTCTTGAATAAAGAAAATTTTCGAGGTTGATGTTACGTTTAAAATACTATTTGAAAGTGTAAATGTTTTCGTTGCAGTACTTGCTTCAGTATCTCTGACAGTCACCGTAATTAATGATGTGTCGATATTTGCATTATCAAGAATAAATTTTTGATTTACATCACTTACATTTACCGTAAAGTTCTGAGTTAAATAAGTTCCTTCATAAACTTTTACATTATCAAACGATGCAATATTATTTACTACAGGAACTGTAATATCTTGAGGAATGCTAAAGGTATAATTTTCTGAACCAAAACTGGAACTGGTGGTGCAGACAATGCCCTTTCTAAGGGTTATAGTGACTGGGTTATTGGTAAGTGAACTCGTGTCTACAAAGAAGGAAACGTTTGCCCTTGCTGCCGTTCTGGAACGAGGTACATAACCAATATTGCGAGCTAAAGAAACTACATTCTCTCTAAGAGTGGCACTGTCAATAAAAACCTCATTGCTAAGCATATTAGCATTGTATGAGGAAATATATGTGTTATATGCGAGTACGTCAATGATTGCAGATAGGTTAGATCCTTCAAAATTATAGTCAGTAAAATCCGAGTTCGATTTTAAATAATCGACAATTGAACTTTTAATCTGATCGAAATCTAAATTTGTAAAGTTGACTAATGCCATTTATCGAGTTGGCTGTAAAGCAAATGTTAATTCTTGTGCTGGAACATCAATTCCAATAATAAAATATCTAACAGTTACGTTAAATTCATTATTGTCAAAATTGGGATTTACATCTACAGATATTAAACTCACTCTTGGTTCATATAAATTAATTGTATTTTCAATTTCAGATTGAATTGTAGATGCAGAAATTTCATCAATATTTTCAAAAAGTGATCTTGAAATTCCAGATCCGAGATTTTGATTGAAAAATCTTTCTCCCGGATATGTCAAAACCAAATTTTGAACGGATCTTGCGATTGCAGTTTCATTTTTAATCGCAATAAGATCATAATTCAGGGGATTTACCTGAAAGGACATGCTCAAATCTTTAAAACTTTTGCTTATCCTCTCTAAAGGCATAAGAATATAATAAATCTATCTTATTTATTATGGTTTTTTTACTTCATAAATGGGTTCTGTGCCATATTGCCAATCATCATAATCTTCATCATTACGAATTTGTGAATGAAGTTCATTTTGAAGGAAAAAATCATGTTTTTTCGGAGTCAAATCATCGTTTGAAATCTCACGAAGCATCTTTTTTTGTTCTATTTTTTCTTCCCAACCATATTCTGACGATAAAAACTCTGTTCCCCACTCGTTTTTCATAAAATTCATGTTCTTGTCAACTTTTTTAGTCATTTTTTTCTCCCGATTTTGGTAAATTGGAACTTTTTACGGGGTTGCTATCCCGAATTTCTTTGATTTCGTACATAAAATCGTCTGAAGTCTCAATTTTTCTACGATTTTCAACTGAATATTCGGTCAAATCAATCTCATAACCTGGATTTTGAGTAATTCTGTTCTTTGTCCATGCATCATCGTACCATAAAATCTTATTATTTGGGTATGCATAGTAATTTCCATTGTCCATCTTGAAAAAATGAGCACATTTATGTTCTGGAGTCTCACTAAAGTTCGTATTCAAGGTGGATTTTGACTCCCATGACCAATCGAGAGTGAACATATAAACACCTTCGTTCTTTTCACCTCGATAATTGATTAATTGAGCTCGTAATCCAGAGAGTCTTGAACGAACTTGAACATCAATATAAGGAGAAAAACAATCCCACCACATACACTCTTCCAATTGAGGGACTGGTGCATCTGGTTTCCAACAAAAGGCATGAATTGGCCTACGAGTCCAGTTTACACCATTCTCAAGAAATGCCTCAAACAGCGGTACGTGCTTCTCTAAGGACGATACAGAGTGTACATCACATAAAGTTACCTCACCATGTCCCTTTTTATGATTGTAGAGAAATTCATTACGAATGTAGCAAGTAATCGTTGGAAGATTATGATTTAAGTATGCCATAAGTTGTTAATAAAAAAAGCAGGAATTTCTTCCTGCTCTATCTATGTTATTATCGTCCTTGTCCCTTGTACCTTTTGCGAGCTCCGTTGCGAGAAGAAGCACTCAATTTGGTATGTTGCGAGCAACCTTGACGAGTTTTCTTCGGTGTTCCGGGTACAAAATTCGACCCACTAGAACTTTTACGAGTTGCCATTAGTTAATCTCCATCAAATTACACGAGTTTTCTCATGTCCCACACGAACTCTTGGATCACACCAAATTTCATATCCCTTTTCAATAGCATCCAAGCAGAAAGAAACGTCTTCTCCACACATATCCTGAACTGCACCAGATTCAAAGACTTGCATCTTAGGAGCAAACCAAGGATATTCAAGATTTTCAAAAACTCCTTTTTTAATCAGAACCCAACCAAAACCAGTGTAATCAACTGTGAAAGGTTTACGACGTTTTGAGATGCTCTCCACAGTCTCGTGATTCATTACACCACCATTCTTACGGAAATCATCTTCTTCTAACCAGTGAGCAACTGAAGTCGTGTGCCCATCTTCTGTGGCATACCATCCAGCAACAATCTCCTTTCCTTCCTCATCTTCCGACAGAGCAAGATCACAGAGTTGCCAGAACTTTTCTGAGTTGAATACGATGTCACTATCAATCCATAATTGATAGTCATAATTTAGTTTTCCGTCCCAAGGAACCTGCTTTGGTCCACGAAGAACATTTGCTCCAAGAACCTTACAACGTGCAAAGTTCACCATTGATGAGTAATCTTGAGAAATCTGAATACTCATTCCATTTTGCACAAGATCAAAACAAAGTTGTACAAATGCTTTCAGAAAAGTAAAAGAGCATCCTCTGCCTGGAAGACAGAAGACAATACTTTTTCCTTTCATTCTTTCCTTAATTGAATCATAATTCCATTCAGATGCTGATGTTTTTGGAGCAGCAGCTTTTACAGTAAATCCTTTTGCCATAAGTGAATTAAAGTTTCAAACTCATTTTATCAGTTTATTTAGAGTATGTCAATGAGAAGAACTTAAAGTAATATCCTTATTAATATAAAGTTCTTCAAAGGAAAGATCTTCAATATGATACTCTGTCTTCACAATATCAATCATCTTCTTCAAAGTATTCCAAGCAACTTCAAAGTCTTCTTCTTTAATTGAATGTAAGATACACTTGTTCTTTGCATAGATGTGATATACCTTTTCCATACTCAAAATATTTCCGGATTTTTTTTTGTAATTCTTAACGAGTTACTGAATTATATATGAGTACAAAAAAAATCCACCTTTATGAATTCATTTACGCCCATTTTATTTCTCCGGAAATTTTTTATTTGAATGATATTTAGAGGTCGATTTGTCACCTCTGTAGGTTAGGAAGGACCCAAAAATTATATAACCCCCCCCTTATGGACGGGGCAACGCGGGCACAACCGCATCACAAACCTCGACATATAACTGCCGAATACGCATATGAATATCTTAGCAGATAAGGGTGCCAAGTGTCAACTCAGCACCCATAAGATTGTCAGAATTCGATTACATCAAGAGTCGGAACATTATCACTCTGACTGTCGTCAATGATAGCATCAAGAATCGAAAGAATCTCGGCGCCAGTGTTACCTTGATCGAGCATCGAAAGAAGAACGGACTTGGACATAATGAAAAGAAAAGTGTAATGAACTGTGTGTGTGAGTGTCTTTGTAGGGGGCGCATCTCATTCCCCTTTGATGATCATACTATAGGGACACTTTACTCGCCCCCAGTGTCATTAACTCACCTTTTCTTGAATGTCACTTAAGACCTGCAGAATCACCTCACAACTATCCTCACCGTTCTCCTCTAACTGTTGCATTACGTCTTGCAGTTGTGGTAGAATAGTGGTGACTTTGTTTGCAACTCTGAGAATTCTCATCTCTCCCAGATGACTATATTTTAGTGTTCTCATTTTGTTAACATAAAGACCCAAATATATATGCTTTATGTTAACAAAATAAAAACCCCTGATTTGGTATAATTAAATACCAAAACTACCACCTCGAAGGACAATCCAGGTCCTCCACGTATGCTGACACTTTCTCAGCAGGTTCCAGGTTGAATGTCTTTTCCCAGTCCAATTGATGAGGATCGAAGTCATCAAATACCTCAAAATCCAGAGTAACCCTATAATGTGTCTTGTGCCCTTGTGAATACGCAACCGACATAAGTGATCTCCGTTGATGTATAATCATACTATAAGACTCTCTGAGGTGTTTGTCAATGGGTTTCAGAGTATTTATTCGATGTCCTTATAATTCTGGGAGTTGTGTGGGGGTTTTATGATACTCGGGGGTCTTGACATTTCTCTGCGGTTGTGATAGAGTGCAGGCTTAGATCACCATAAGATCTGACATTCATAAGAGTCTAATCACAAGGTCTCAGAGACATTAAACATAAGTTTTCCACAGTTTCAACATACTTTTCCACAAGCATGTTGAAAACGAATATACATTAAAAAACACATTTATAATTGATTTTAATACATTTTTAACCTTATTTTGAATAAAAAGCATAAAAAAGACCCCAAAGATGAGGACTCTACATTATACTCAATCAATCGATAATCGGTACTTTGCATACTCTCTTGCATCCTTAATGAAGAAAGACATCAGAATCAAGAATCAGTTGAGACGCATACCATCAAAGAAAGGAATTGCACCACCTTCTTGTTGCACAAACCACTGAAAGTTCTTCTGGAAGACTTTCTCACCAGGCAAACCATGCTCGGAGAGAATAGCATTGAGACGGGACTTTGTGGTTGCTGATTGATACCCACCATCAAACAATTCAATCGAGAAAGAATGAATACGAGCAATCAGATTGCCATAGAGAAACACATCAGAGGAATCATTTCCACTATAATAAACAACCTCAGTATTGTCTTTTTTCCAATCCTTTTGATTCAGGATTGCATCATTCATTTGCTTTTCGATGACTCGCATAGTAGAAGGGTTGTGGTTACACTATAGGGACACTTTACTCGCCCCCAGTAGATTGATTGAAGTAAGAGTAATCATTGATTTTAAGCAATGAACCACAAGAGAGATAAAACTTTACCATTTAAAAACCATTCAGAAAGTCAGCAATAGCATCATCATACTCTTGTTGAGTGCTATAAACTCGACCATGAATGTTAAGAGGAAAAGTCTTTTTAAGTCCAGCAGATGCTATCATTCGGCAATCTGCTTCATCATAACCCATTTCAACAAGATTTTGGACGTAAGGATTGGGATTTGTCATTGTAGTTTCAGTACTGAGTTTCAATCATTGTGCTGCACTTTCCAGAAGATCATTTGCAACTTCCTCTCCATAAAGTTCTTCAATCTCATTCAGAATGTCTTCTTCAGATATATCTTCATACTCACGAGTGAGTAGATCAAAGATCATAGTTTCCATAGTTTCTGAATCCAACCCATCGATAATGTGACAAACATAGTTTTCAACGAGTTGGTCGAATTGTGCTTTGTTCAGAGTCATTTTGTTTATTCAGTGAGTGTTAGAAACGTGACGATAATTCAGAGAGAAGACACACCAACCAGTGAAATCTGTGACGTGTTCGACTAGAGCATTTGCAACATCTTCCTCGGTGTCGTTATCATCAACCTCCACCTCAAAGGTGTTACCAAGAACAGAATCTACGACAGATTGTTGTTCTTCAAGAGTGAAGTCTTCGTCATCAAAGTCAAACGAAACTTCTGTAACTTGGAATTGCATAATCAGTCAACGATAGAGTAACAAGCAACCCAGGAAGGAATCCCAGAGAGTGATAAAGAATCATTGCGGGCATCGCAATAATCTTGTGCAGATTCTTCAGAATAGAAAGGTCCAATATACTCGGGAGAATCCAGAGCATTGGAATCGAATCGGACGGTGAAGGTGGTGCTCATACTATAGGGACACTTTGCTCGCCCCCAGTTTGTGTTATCGAATCATTTTTGAATCTTAAAGTACAATGCAAGTGCAAGATCAATGATACAATAACCAAAGGCAAATCCTGCCATAAGTGAAGTAATCACCATAAATCTTCAGAATTAAACAGTAACAGCAGAGGGGATTTCGACACCTTCCATATAGGAATCGTGCCATTGACATGTATCATAACATACCCATTCTTCAGATTGAGTATAGAGGTATGCAAACTCTTCACCATTCAGAAGATACTCTGCCAGATCTTTATCATGCCGAGGCGGGCAATTCTCACCACGGGAGGAATAATAAAGAGGACCAACTTCTGATAGAGTTTCATTATCCCAACCTACATTTGTCCACAGAGCACTAATATCACCACCGTCAATCAGTGCAGCAGCAGATTCATAAGAATCGAAATGTTCTTGAAGTTTCTTACCATTAAACTCGGGATATCCGTCCCAGTGACAATACACAGAAAGAATGGAATTGTCGGAGAGTTCAATACCAATACGAGAACGAGTTGCCATAATCAGTTAGAAAGTTGATTGAGAATGTTGTAAAGCATAATCAGGCAGAAAGAATACAGAAGGTGCCGCAGAATCCACGAACCCAGTTGAGAGTTTCGGAGTAAGATGTGCGGGGATTGCTCATCTTCATCGTAGAACCATTGCTGGGATTGTGTGCAACAGCAACATAAAGATTGTCACACTCTTTATCAGTGATTTGCTCAATCCACATTTGATTGACTTTACCCTCCTTCCAATTTGTGTGGTAGGAGTAGACTTCAGAAACAATCATCGGTTGGGTGGTGCTCATACTATAGGGACACTTTGCTCGCCCCCAGTTTCAGTTAGAAATCAAGGTAATTGTCTACTGCTGTCTGAAACTCCTCAGAAAGTGAAGTCGGAGGAAGAATGGGAGTAACTTCACCAATATCGCACTTATAGTAGTCTCCCAGACCAAACTTTGCAAAGACACCATCACCATCTGCAAAATAACGACTCCGTGCTACTTCATCCTCCACAACTATTGCTTGAAAAGTAGTCAGACACAGAATGATTGCAACATCGAAAGTTTGATCGTTCTTGAAATCTTCCAGAGTCTTTTTGTTACCTTGAAAGTTCTTCATCTTAATCACTTGCGTCTGATTTGGTGTTCTCTTGTAGAACAGATTTTGACGCATCTTCAGTTCTACTTTAAGACCATCATACATGAAATCGTAACCAATCTGATCCACGCGGTTAAGATCAGAAAACTTAGCAAGTGCTTTTTCGATTGTAGTTGATTTTGTAAAGTTGTCTGCCCTAGAGGTGAATCCAGAATCACCATAGGTAGAACGAACAACTCCAAAAACTTTATTCCAGTTGACACCCGTTTCCAAGTGATCGATGAGATTTGCAATTGTCATAATTGAACTAACTCCGTTAGTATCGAGTGTGAATAGTGAGTAACTTTATAGGGCAAACTCATTCCCATAGTCTTATTCTATCAGTGTTGCCAGTGGTTGTCAACGAGCATACAAATATCCACCAGACCAATCTGCATTTGCCAACAAATACTCCCGATCTTTCATCAATCGCAGATCATAACGTACACCCTTTGCAGGTTGCTTCCATGATGCGGACATGTACACTTCACCAGTCTTTTTATCAACAAATGCATGTGCGGAGCGTTGTCCACCACCATCAACAAAGACAACTTTGTGATACTTTTTGCCAGACTCGATGACATAATCAATCGGACATTCACCTGCTTTCAGTTTAACAATACAAGACTCATGATAATCAGTGCTCTCACCTTTTTGAAGAGAACGATAATGTCCACGAATCGAATAATCAATATAGTTCTGCTTGAGAGCATCAATCAACATATAACACCACTTAGTTACATTCAGTTGTAGTGTATTGCGAGCATCCTGCTCAGCAACAAAATTAGCAAAAGATGTGGGATTAGGAAGAGAAATCATTTCAGTGGTTGAGTCGTATACTATAGGGACACTTTGCTAGCCCCCAGTTATTGATTCTTTGGATCTTTTGGAATGTCATCCAAGTAATTGAATATCGGAGAGAATAGAACAATTCCACCCCATAAAAAAACAGAGAGAATAATCAAGAAATAGAGGATTACCATGATTTCACTGAATTAAAGTTTGCATGAGAAAACTGATAACGATTCACCAACTTGAAGATGATGCTATCATTCTTGCAGACAAATCCTTCACCAATGATCTCATCATCACCGATAAATGCACGAGGACTGTCATGAACAATCATCGACTGCATAATATCATCTTTGAGTTCGATCATTGTGAGATACAAATGAGCAAGATTGCGACACTCAAAAATCTCAGCAACATTCCACCATTCGAGTTCATGACCATCACGAATAATGGCATTGATTTGTTGTTTGGCAACCTGTGCCTGCTTGTCAGTCAGAAACTGAATGTTGCTAACATCGACATCAGGAAGTTGAATCTTGAGATAATCTACACAAGGTTGGACAAACTTAACGTTTTCAGTATCAGCAAAGAAAGGAGCAGATCCAATCACATAAGCATCCTTCAATTCACCATCAGTATGCCAAACTGTGTGAGGAGCAAAGATAATGTTTTGAGAAACTACTTCTGAAAACCGATACGAAATGGTATTAGGTTGAACAACATCAGTATTACCAAACCCAAGAAAATCGCCTTGAATGATAGAATCTGTATGAGGCAACCAATTAAAACAACAATGCAGAATGTTTGCAACTTTGCCTTGAAAATGCGTGTCAATTTCTTCATGAGAATGGCAGAGTTTGATTTTAACTTTGTTGAAGGCAGATTTGGTAGAAACAAAGAACTGATTGTTGGCAGGATTAGTACCAAAAACGATTGCAGGAGAACCATCAATCTTCAGTGAAATCTCACAATCAGAGTTGAAGAAATCCAGAACAGATAGATCTCCAGTGAGAATCATATCCTCAAAATGTTCTTGATGCTTGTTAAGTGGTTTTTTCATCACGTTGTCTCTATACTATAGGGACACTTTGCTCGCCCCCAGTTTGCATCAAATTGGAAGTTTACCGATTGACTTTCCTTTTTTGTGTGCTTGAATGTATTTCCGTGCAGAACCTTCAGTTCTACACAGTTTCTCAAGTTGTTGTCCATTGTGTATGATGATGTATCCTTTGTTAGCATAGG